TAGGCCTCCTGTGCAGCGACGTGCTGTGTCCTGAGCCTCATCTCCCTGAAGCACTTGTAGCACATATCTGCGTCTATATTGTTGAGTTGTTCTTCTGGGCTGAGAGTTTTACTTTCATCTGTCATACCACGCCTCCCGTTCTCTGAGCTTCTCAGCTTGAGAAGCATTGCGAACTGCACGGTAGCAGATATAGCAGAGAGTTGCATTTGGTTTCTTAGCTACAAGGTTCTTCTTAAGATTCTTACCACATGAAGCACATTTCTTGTTACTCATCTCTCGATGAGTATAAGGCTTTTTAGCCATGGATTGTTCCTCCTTTTATACTAAGTATACTACCTCTTGTACTCCCTTATCATTGTCAGAGTCCTCATCATAATCCTGGAACTCTCCAGACCACCATTCATGACTATCGTCGTAGTACACTTGCTTATTAGATACAGAAGTAATCTCGTTATATCCATCTTCGTATCCACGAGCTGCGACTTTGAGGTCTTTGTTCTCTATAGCATTAAGATGTTCTATCAACTCTCGAACTGTCATATTATCCCTCCACTTTAATGTATACAGGTACTTCTTCTCCTGTAATTTCACTAAGGTCAGTGAACTGATATTCATACTTCTGACCTCTACCAGTACCGAGACCTACTCCAACTTCCTTATGACAGTCTACACACATCAGTCCCCATTGTCCTGATTTTGTTCTACCATCAATTAAGATAACGGGCTTAATAATACCACAGATGTCACAGTTGTAGTGAGAAAAATGTGCTTTCTCTCCAGTCTTCATAATATCACCTCCCTCTTGATGAGTTTAATGTCTTAGTTACGATAATAACTTCTCCTTTCTCGACATATAAGCCTGGATACTTCTCAATTTTCTCTTTGTGCTTCTCAGCTAAGTTTCTATCTGAGTATACTCCCTTAACTTTTCCATTCCAGACGACAGTAAAAACGTGCATAATGTCGGCTCCCTCTTTTAAGCTTCCAAATTTTCAAGATATTTGACCAAATCAGTTTTATCCACGAAGCTAACCTTCGCTCCTCTGATTCTGCGTCCCCACTCGTCATGTGCAAAGAGTCTTAAGTCAGACAGTGTCAATTCATAATTCTGTTTGGCTTCCCGCTGGGAAATGCCGTACCTTTCAACCAATACACTGATTGCTTCATCCCTTGTTAACATCAGGTTTCTCCTTTCCGGTGTTTCCAGTTTCCTCATTGTTCATATAAAGACTATAACATATTTTTATCCAGAAGTCAACAAAATAATTAAGTGTGTTGTAATGGTGTAATGTAGTAAACCAGTAAACCAGTAAGCCTGTAAATCGTGAGTCTATCCCATGTTTGTCTCTGGACAGCTGTTTGGTTGTTTCCCAGAAGGATACTTTGTATCCAAGGAAGTACAATTTTTGGACTTTCTGACTCTTTCTCAGTATTCTTTTTATTATTTCTATTATTTTATTACTTATATATTATAATATATATCTATATATAAATAAGAAATAAAGAGAGAGATTAACAAAGCTTAGAAAGAAGATTGAAAAAGGAAGAAGATTGAAAAAGGAGAAATAAATACCAGAAAGTACAAATTTTGTACCACCTGAAATGTTCCAAGAAGTCCATACAACAAAATGGGATTAAACACCATTTACTGCCTTACTGGCTTACTGCTTTACTACATTACTACCCACTCCCATATTATTCTTACCAGTTTATAAACTGCCTATTTTGTCTAAACTTGTTGGCTGGAATTCGAGAAACTGGGCTTTGCCCAGAGGACAAAAAGAAAGGCACCTGGACAGAAGTCCAAATGCCTTGAAGGAAGGAAGAAACGAGGAACTACCTGGAGAGTTTTATAGCTTTGCCAACAAACTTCTTGATTGAAATGTCAGTGATTTGTTCATAGACATCTTCAACTTCCGAGCTACTAAAGTCAAGCTCATCTCTGAGATACTCCACAAACAGCGGGTCGAGCCTCTTGGACGGAACATGGAAGATAACTTCGTTTGCTGTCATCTCCAACTCACCACCAAGCTTCTCGATAGCCTGCTTGGTAACTCTTACATAAATTCTCTCATTGTTAGCCATAGTCAAATCTCCTTTGGTTTTATTTAAGAGTTTATTCTACAGCCAACTCCCGACAATGGGTTTTAAGTGTTATTCGTAGATTGTGAAGCCAAGCCCTTCCAACAACTTCTGGGCTTGTACAGCTGTCATCTTTGCTTCTTTGGCTTTCTCGTTCAGCTGTGCTCTGGAAATCTTTTTGCTGAATCCGCCTCCGCCTTTCTTAGTCCACGCTGTTCCGTCAACTATTCCAGCGTAAGTCGTCCGCATGACTTTGATTGCACCCTTTGCGTCGAGCTTCTCGTCTTTGCTTCTGGCAGTCGAATCGCTGAGTTTTTGTTTAACCCCGTAGGCGATTGTGTTCTGCTGTGTTCCGCCAAGCTTCTCGAACCCACTGAAAAGCTCATTCAGGTCGAAGTCCGCTTTCTCTCCCGAAGGCATCTCTACCTTCAGTAATACTTTGTCAAGACTCCATTTTGCCTTTGTTCTTTCGTTATCTGCCATTGTCTTATCTCCTTTCAAGGTTAGTATTTTCCCATGTCAGGAGTTAGCTGTCAGATGTCAGGTATTTTGCAGGTTTTTATTTGTCCAGTTCCCATCATTAGAACTGGGAGGGTTTGCGAGAACAGCCCACAACTACATATTCAGTTCCTGGTTAGATGTCCAGGTCTGTCGGTCATTGGGTTAGTCATTCTCCCAAGTCTATACTCCGCTGTCCCGACGATAGGTTTCACATCCTATCTGTGCAAGAGCTAACCTGTCCTGCAACAAAAAGATTATACCATATTACATACTGGATGTCAAACGACCAATTCATTGGTGTCTTATGCTTTCCCGCTGACCCCCCACGAACCCCACCCCTACCCCCATGAAGCGTAGAATAGCCCAAGATTCTACTCGACTCAGAAATTCAAAATCCCCCTGGGAGCAAGCTCCCGCTTGTGGAACCGCGACTTTCTACTGGAAATTTTCCTGGACTTTGTCAGCCTGGGATCCCACCCTCACAGGTACCACTCTCCTTTAACCCTCTCCTTTAATCCTCACAGGTACCTCGTAGGCTTGATGAAGTTTCCAGAAGGTATGAAAATTTTACTTTCTGGGATGCTCTGCATCCTCCTTTGAAAGTGGATTTTAGCTGGTGTGCTCCCACCCACCCGCCCCGCCAGTAAACTTCCGCCTGTTGTGTTAGTTTATTCAGGTTAATAATTATTTTTAGTTTGAACAAAGAAACGATTGACAATTATCCCAGCTTATAGTATTCTATACTATAGGATATAGAAGATGGCAAGGAAAGAATTCGAGGTTGACTCAGACGTTTTGCTGGACCTAATTTCTGATGGGTTTACCCATAAAGAAATGGCTGAGCAACTTGGCTGCAGTCGACCAACACTGGAGAAGAAGATTGCACGGTTACAGAAGGAAAGTCCGGTTCTTCTAAACTACCGTACTCTCCAGACATTAGAACTAACTGAACTCCAACACAAGATTCTTTCTGCCATAACTGACGACAAGATTGACAGTGCTCCACTTCGTGACCTTGTTCTTGCATACAAGATTCTGAAGGAAAAGGAATTCATGGTAGAGGGAAAGCCTCAGGAAATCAAGGGACTTGTCCACTACCTGATTGAGATTGAACGCTTGGAACAGGAAGAAAAAGCTGGGAGACGCCGCGAACTTCTTTCTGACAATAATGATGTAGAAGATGCTGAAATTATTGCAGAAGAAGAAGAAGAAGCTGAAGAAGAACTTATTGCTGGATGTAAGTTATCAGAAATCCCATGAGGTATAAATGTTTGACCAGGCTATTATAAAAAGACTAAGGGTTTGGCGTGAGAGTCCTCTTATATTCTGCAAAGAATGTATTAAGATGAATCCCTCCGACCAGCAGGCTGAAGCCCTTCATGTGTTTCCACAGACAAAAAGGCTAACTATACGCAGTGGTCACGGAACAGGCAAGGACGCTATGGTCGGAGGAGTCATAGTTCCTTGGTTTATGGTCACAAGGCCTTTTGCAAAGGTAGTTTGTATTGCACCTACTGCAAGACAGCTGTCAGATATTCTATGGAGTGAAATTAGTAAGTGGTTACGAAACTCCTTAGTCGCCGACGAGTTCGTTATTCAAAGGGACAAAATCTTCCAGAAGGATAACCCAAGGGAATGGTGGGTACGGGCTATCTCCCCTTCTGCCAAAGCTTCTCCCGAAGAGCAAGTCGAATCTGTCGCTGGTTTGCACGGTGACCACCTCCTCATCGTTGTAGACGAAGCGTCTGGTGTACCTGAGCCCGTATTCATCCCCTTGGAAGGTTCCTGCACACAGGAAGACAACCGCATGATTCTGATTGGAAACATGACTAAGAACAAAGGCTATTTCTTTGATTCACATTTTCATCCTGAGATTAAGAAGATGTGGACACAGTTACACTGGGATAGTCGGAAGTCTTCGAATGTCAAGAAAGAATACTGCGACTATATGGAGATGAAGTATGGACTTGATTCCAATATCTTTCGTATTCGTGTTGCTGGTGACCCACCCATTGAGGATGAAGGAACACTCATTCCGTTGGCTTGGGCAGAAGCTTGTGTCGGAAATGAAATTACAGTACCTGAAGATGAACCCCCTTATGTTGGAGTCGATGTGGCAAGATTTGGGGATGATGACAGCGTTATTCTTCCTCGTACTGGGAATGTTGTTCTTCCTTGGGAGACTTACCACGGAATGAATACTATTGATTTAGCTATGAGAGCCCGCCTATACGCTATAGAAAATGAGGCATTAGGAATGGCTGTTGACGAGATTGGTGTCGGAGCTGGTGTAGTGGATTGGCTGGCAAAACATAACA